CTTCGATACTATTCTCGATATGATCTAACATATCAAAGAAGCACTCAGTTTTAGGAACCCAGTTGACTATTTTATTGATTGATTGTCTTTCGAAGAGATTCTCTCCAAATAGTTTATGAGTTCCGTGTTGTCCTGCAGGATAACCAGTTCCGTTTGCCTCATTAATAGCAGTTACGGGAAGATGAAGCATAGTCTTTTCAACCTGCATCATATAATCATAATCAAAAAGGTTATCAAAGATTTGAGCAATCATTAATCACGCTGTCTCCAATCAGTTTCATCTTCATCCCTCTTAAACCAATCGTGCAAATCTTCTGGAGAATCAAATCCACGAAGACCAAATCTTTCATGACCTAATCCACCAAGATCTAATTGATTCATGAAGTCATCCAGATCACCCTCTTGCATGTCTGGATTTTCTGCTGTTCTTCTTGCTTGACGCAGAATTGTTGCAGCCGATCTATTCGCTTTAGCAAGTTTTTCTGCCCAAATCATATCCTCTAAACTTACCGACTCTTGCGCTACAATCTTTTTACAGATTGCTTCAAGACGAAGACGATATTGAGTTGAAAGCATTTTACTCTTCCGACAAATAGTGTTCTAATTGATTGATGCGACTGAACTCTTGATATGCTGCCTCTGAACGGGCATTCAAGATGCTTCTAATGTCATCCATGATTATACCAGGATCGACATAATCGTCAAGATACTTGTCGATTGCTTCTTTCAAATATCTACATCGATGCCACTCAGGTGAGTATGGTTTATATTCCATGATGTAAGTTTCAAGGAGTAAAAATATTTAGCAATAAACGGAGAGTTAGGGATTTGAACCCTAGATGAGGTTGCCCCCATACAGCATTTCCAGTGCTGCTCCTTAAACCACTCGGACAACTCTCCAACTCCCCTTCCTGGGATCGAACCAGGGACCAAACGATTAACAGTCGTTCGCTCTACCGCTGAGCTAAAGAGGAATGAAGGAGCCACAAGTCGGACTTGAACCGACGACCTACGGTTTACAAAACCGTTGCTCTATCCATCTGAGCTATAGTGGCGTATGTTTATTTTACCACAGTGATGACAGGTTTGTAAAGCCAACCTGTCTTGCAGTAGTTACAATGTTCTGGGACTTCAACATCGTAAGGTTTGAAACTCATGTCAAACTTTGTTTCTAGATCCATGTTACTTAGCATAACATAGAACCGATCAACATGTCCTTGCATTGGAGCACCTTGGGTAGAACAATAGAAAGAGAATTTTGCTTTCTCATTCGAGTGTTCATTGATACATGTTACCATAAAATGAATGATATCGCAACCTGCATATTGCAGAATCTCGGGTGTCATCCATTTCTCTTCTATGTATGGATCATAAAAGAAGCAATCATATTTACCAAGATGATCTCTACAGGGCCATCCTTGATTAAGAACAGTGATGTTCTCATAGTCTTTTGCCCATTTCAATGCTCTTGCATATGCAACAGGGTCTGGTTCTAAAACAGTATATGATTTGATGTTATGTTTCTGAAACTGAGTCGCAGAGTATCCCATACCAAATCCAACCTCTAGGATATCTCCATAAGGTTCTAAGGCATCAACACAATCTTCCATATACTTCTTTTCCCATTCCATCATGTATTGATGGTCTTCGGAAGTTCCGTAAAGAATGTCTTCGTTGTTTATGTCTTTTGTGTATTCTGCCATGGGAAATAATCTTTTTTCATATACCTCCCAAGAATATTACTGTTGTAATACTTTGGAGTTCCATCGTCTAAGGATTCAGTCAAAACATTATGAAGAAATAATTGCTTAGTCTCTTCGAAATTAACAAATCCTTTCGTCTTATGTAGGCTTAAAATTTCTCGTTCGAAGTTATGATTCCCGAACCGTTTCCGTTCCTCGCTAAGTTCATCAGAACTTCCATAGTATTTCTTCCAGTCACTTTCACTTCTAACTCTCCTACTTTTGCCTCTAGGCTTTCGTAGCGACCAGAAATACTTTCTGCCAATGTAAACCCGACCAGAAATGAGATTAGTGATGCGGTAGACAAACCCGTAGTAATCACCAATATCCTCACTAGTGAAGGGAGTGCCGTTGTAAGTCCAGGGATTTTCATAGTCAATCTGTTTCTCCGTCGTCATCTTCAATGCGAACCTTTCTCACATTCTCACTATCTAGGTAAGATTTGGGGTCGCCATATACTTCTGCCTTAAGTTCAGCAAGACTAAACTCAAGGTCTTTAATTAATATTTTTAGATTGTCTTTATTCATATTCTATACTCCTGAAGGGCATTTAATACTTCATGAAGGGCATGATGTGCTCCATCATGCCACTCCTGACTTCGAGCCGAGTAAGAACCATTGTATAGTTGATTTTTCAATTTTAAAACTCGCACCTCAAATTCGTCCTTACTCAGTTCGTTCCTTGGCATTAGATTTCCTCAGTTGTGTAGTTCTGCCCAATCGGCATTGAACTTTTCTAGACCCGTGTCCGTAAGAATGTGCTTGTAGAGACTATAAAAAACTGGCAAAGGCAAAGTACAAATGTCAGCTCCCACTCTAAAAGCAGCGGATACTTGGTGAGCTTCTCTAATGGAAGCAGCGAGAACTTCGGTCTTGACTTGATGCGTTGCAAAGACATCTGCAATCTCCTCAATAAG